TCCCCATCTGGTTTCAACAGCAGGGCATGGTCACAGAGTTTATCTTGTACGCAGGATTTGTAAAATTTTTGTGCGGAGATTTGTCAGTGTTGTACAGCACTGAAAATCACCTTGGACATGTGGTCAACGTCAGTCATGATGAAACTGACTCTTGGTTGATCAAAATAAGTCAAATGGCTCATCGCGATGCACTTACTGTGAGTGTGCATCGCGGAGCATGGGCCCGGCTCACTGCTCAACAACGTCAAGAATATCGAGACTTGTTGCTGCAACGTGGCATAGAGGCTGCGGCAGATCTATGAAGGCCTTGTGTCTTGTGGCCCATCCAGATGACTGTGTGATATTTGCCTACAGTTATATCTACAATCATCCTGAACATGACTGGACCATTGGTTACTTGACCTACACTGCTCAAGATCCGCGTGGTGCAGAAATGGCAGCATTTTGGCAACGTCGTAACGTACCTTGTGTATTCCTAGGCTTTGAAGATCACTGGCACGACAATGAACAAAAACAATTTACTCGCTGGACAGAGGAACGTGCTGAACGAGCCTGCTGGGCACTAGCAAAAGACTTTGATCTAGTGTTGACACATGACGAAACTGGCGACTATGGACACATACATCATGTGCTGGTACACAACTCTGTGCAATGGCATCCACGCTTGATTACATTTGCACGACCTGGAGAGGGCACAACATACACTGTGCCTAACAGTGCATACAGTTTGGATGAGGTACCAAGACACGCCAATATCATTGCTGGATTTCACACCATACGTCATCAAAACAGTTACAAGGAACCAGTATGAAATTAATGATAGCAGGTTGCAGTTTTAGTGCAGTAAGCAAGTCACTGCCAGGTACCAGTTGGAGCGAATTATTGGCTCAACAATTGGGTAACTGGGAGTTGGTCAATCTAGCACGTCAAGGTTGCAGCAATGGCGGCATACGCATACAGATAGATGAGATACGCAGACAGCGTCCAGACTTTGCTGTGATAACTCCCACATTCTGGGATCGAATGGAAATACCTGCCAACTCAGTACCCTACGACTGGAATCAGAAGCCCAGTTCAGGAGAGAATCCCCCACTAGAACAACATTTGCAAAATAGAGCACTGGGCAATGGCTACCGCAGAGAAGATGGCATACGCAATGTCAACTACGGCACAGAACCGTCAAACATGATTTGTGAAACTATCTTTACCTTAGCAGAAAACTTTGATCATCCTTACAGAATGGCTCGTATTACCAAACAAGCACAAACAGGTGTGCGTCACTGGATCGATTCAATCTACGACAATGCTTGGAAAAAACAGTGTGACGAGTGGATCATGCGTGATGGCATCACAATGATGTATTTAGATGGTATCCGGTTCATTGTGTGTCCCAACCTGCTGTGGCCATTTGATCCTGCAAATTCTTCACAGTGGCGTGAGGCATTTCCCAGCATTGTGCCTGACCATTACATCAACTTGGATCCTGCTCGATCCCCACAGGCCATCTGCGGCAATAATCCTTTCAAGGGCGAAGATCCCGGCTATCACTCAAGTCCTGCAGGACAGGCTATCATTGCAGAAAATTTTTATCAGACTTGGAACACTTACTTCAAGTAATCCACAACAAACTGCTGTAATTCCTGAGTTTTTTCCTTTTCAAACTCGTACAGTCTGTTGTGATTGTGATCTAACTTAGGCTTTAGTTTTTGCAACAGTGAGGGCAAGTCTTGCTTGCACAGATATTGCACTTGTTCAAATGCCCGATGCCAACGAACTACATCATCTGCTTCAGCATCGTAACTTTCGTCTATGACATCACCAAACGTTTCAAATCCCCAGTCACGATATTGCTGTAAAAATCCTTGTATGGCAAACACCACAAACAGTCTACGTGCCTGAAAACACTTGGCTGTTTTTTCAGCAGAAAGAAACACACGATCTTTGCCCAAAGTCTCACACACCACACTGAACCAAGTACGATTGTATATTTCCCAAGGCACTAGACCGCTGACAGAATTGTCCATGTCTTTTTTAACTTCCCATGCAGGATCTAAGTTTGGGCTTACATAAGGATATTGAAGTGTGGTATCACCAAACAGCCGAGCCACACGTTCAGGAGTCTGATCAATCCAGTGCCCCACAAACAAATCTCGGTAGGTCACAATGCCCTGTTCCAACAGGCCCAACTTTTGCATGTTCAACATCACAAAATCTCTGTGTTCCCTACGAGCACCCAACAAACATTCAAATGCGTAAGCACGTTCGGCAGGAAAATCTTCTCTTGGTTGATTCCAACGCAGGAAGTTAAAACTCCAGGCCGGCCTGTAAATCACTCTGGGGTGGGCAGGTTCATCCAACCACACACCTGCTGTGTGCAACAGCCAATTTTCTACGCCTGTGGTTTCTATCCAGTCAATGAGTTCTGCTTTGGAATGCCACTCAATGTCTGTGAACAGCACCAGGTCAAATTTGTTCAGCGGCAACTGCATGTATTCTGTGTTGTATTCATGCTTGGCGGGCAGGCTATAAAACACCGGCATCACTGCTATACGGTGCGGCTGTGTCAAGGCAGTGGCTAAATCTACTATTTGATCGTACCCAAATCCCCACTCAGTTGCGTGGTAACCTGGGGAGAATACTTTAAGACTGGCGTGCGAGAGTTCCACGTATTTTGTCCATGTAGTAGTCAAAGTTGACAACTTCTTTCCGTTGCCAGTCCATTTGCAAACTGCGGCTTAGGTCAGGCACAGCATCACACACAGCAGTGTGATAGTCAGGATCAAAGTCTCCAATCTTTTCCATGTCGTCGTAGTGATATCTGCGTTGGAACTCCTGGGTGATGGGTCTGCGGCTCATGGTCCAGTTGCCTATAAATTCGTATTCTGAAAACCAGCGTATGAGTTCGCCATTGCCCCAGGGAGGCACAGTGGGCTCAGGTGGGCATGAATCAATCATGGCATCCAGCCATTTCTTTTGGTGCCGCTCTTCCAGAAACTTCACAAGGTCGTTGAAGTCTTGTTTGAGTACAGGCACGTTTTCACTGATAAAGCAGTGCGGGGTAAGTCGGTCAAAGCCCAGGCCGTTCTTGATGCTTTCGTAGTAGCCCCAACTGTGGCGTTCATTCTCTAGCACTTGAAAATTCAACACCCCGTCCTTGATAGGTTCATAGGGCCGGATCAACAAACAATCACAGTCGTGCATGATCATCAAATCATAGTTGAGATAGTCAAGAAACGCAAATTTGATGGCTTGTTGACGCAGCCAGTATGTTCTGTAGTCGCCCTCAAACACCCAGTTGTTGACTTCGGGATACAGTCTGTAGATCTCTGAATCAGGAGCATAGTCTAGTTTGGCAGTATCAATGCCGTACTTTTCAAACACAGGCCACAATTCTTCTTGTGGTACAGGGCTGGCAATACAAGTGCGGTCTATGCCAATGAGATTGTTGGCAAATTCAGGTTGTAAACTCATGATGGCATGCGGCACACGATATCGTGCTAGGTATAAAATTCTTGCTGAAGTCATATTTTCCTTAGGTAATTGAGCAACTGTTGACACATTGATACAGCCTGCCATCAGCAATGCTGCTTTGAGCCCAGGTCTGTTCCACACGTTCAAACCACGCCAAGCAATGTGCCAAATCATATTCGAGTGCGTTGTTTTCCTGCACCAATTCTTTTGTTTGTGAGTTGCCAGGGTGATGCATGGTTTTGGGGTAAAATCCCAGGTAGCAACAAGGATACACTGACCCGTCTGCGGCTATGTATATTTCCCGGTTGATTTTGTGAATGCAACGTAGATTTAAATCAGACCGATCTTTGTGGGACTGCACTGTACGCGGATCAAACCACGTGACATGATTGGCCAACAAATCATTGACCTGCGGTTGGTGATCAGCAGGCCCTGAGTCTTGACCAATCCTGTGACTGTATTGGCCTGTTCTAGTGAACACAGGCCCTGAATCCCTGCCATCATAGATGTTTTCAAACCTTGCGAATCCCATGTCATGTGCCAGCTGTCGGCACTGATCTTCTTGATGGCGATTGTGATCAAACGGAACAAACCGCCACCAAGCCTGTCCCCCAGCATCAATAAATGCCTGAGCATTGGCAACTATCCGGTGCCAGTCGGTGTCTTGTCTGTACAGGTGATGTGTATCTGCTAGGCCATCCAGCGCAAATCCTACTGTGACACCGGGCTGTGCCAGTCTACTCCACCAATCTGGTGTGCGTAGGCTACCATTGGTGTTAATATGCACAGGTACCTGGTGTTGCACCAAGTACTCAACTATTTCCACGGCATCACGGGCTGATGCAAAATCACCAAGATTGCCATTGAAACTGACCCCTGATTGACCAAAGTACTTTTTCTGAAACCCATCCACCATGGGTTCAATACCAGTGAGTTGCTGACAAAACTCAGGAGTAAAAATATGTTGGAATTGTTGCAGGTCAAGTTCGGTAATGGGATAGCCTGAATTGTAGTCCAGGCCACGATAGTTTCTCATGCACATGGGACATCTGGCATTGCAACGTGTGGTCAATTCTACTTGCACCTTGCGTACTTCACTGAGTTTCAACATGACATATTTATAGGCTGCTATTTTGCTAAATACATTATGCAAACATATTTTGTCCGAGTTGAATGTGATGTCACAGCCAAGGTGCATGCACAGCCATTTCGTTATCGTGCTTATGTAAACCGTGAACTATTTACAGAACGCACTTGGATCTGGGAAAACTGCTATCTTGAAGAGTCTTTTCAGATACAGGCTCGTCCCGGCATTTATCCCATTGTGTTTGAAACTGTGGATGATGTAAATGGTCGCATCAAGGTACGGGGGCATCGAGTGATTGCTGGACCAGGGCGTATCATTCAATATCAAGGACAAACCAGTTTGGAGATCTCAGATGCGTTGGTATGAAATAGCAGAATCAGCGTCCGCAGGCGCCACAGCCTCGGGTGGCATTGCACCTGTAGAATCAGCCCTGGGCATGGTGTCAAGATCTGGCGGTTCCTTGCTGACAGGTAAATATGTAACAGGCTCTGATCCTACACCGAACACGCCCAAGGAATACAAAAGGAATAAACATGCTCACGGACAGTTTAAAAACTCTATTAGCAACTGAATATGCATTTGTGATCAAAGCACAGTTGTTTCACTGGAATGTGGAAGGCCCTGACTTTGCACAACTACACAAGTTCTTTGGTAAGATCTACGAAGAAGTGTACAAAAATTCCATTGATCAAACAGCAGAGTTTATTCGCATCCTGGATGACTACACTCCTGGCAGTTTTGAAAGATTTGCTGAACTATCCCAAATCTCTGGACAAACAAAAATCCCCCGAGCCAGACTCATGATTGAAGAATTGTATGCCAACAATCAACAGTTGATTGATCTACTGAACCAAACATTTGCTGTGGCTGAACAAGAGAATCAGCAAGGCATCATGGACTTTTTGGCAGCACGTATTGACGCACACGGCAAACATTCATGGATGCTGAGAAGTTTCTTGAAAGACCAGCGAGCATGAGCAACGACATCAGATCAATACTGGACCGATTGGCCACGGTGGAGGGCCGGTTGAGCCCAGCACAACAAAAAGTGCCACAACTGCCTGCACTGTTCAAACCCCGGCACATTCGTGCCCTGGGCGCAAAAACAGATCCTGCTCATCCCATGGACGGATACATGGTGGGCGATAGCATAGAACCTCGTCGTACGGCACTGGAAGAGGCCATGGCCGAGATTGAAGAAGACATGATCAGCAAGGTCAAGAAAGACTTGACAACTTACTTAGACAAGTTGGAAAAGAAAGTCAGCATTGATCGTGAATTAAAAGACAAAGCACAAGATGCTGTACAAAAAGGTCAAGCTGAAGAAGAAGTTGAAGAAGAAATAGACACAGACCCTGCTGCCATGCAAGGCCCCAGCGATCCCTTAGACTCAGAAACAGCACACAGCATTGAACTAGGTGTGGCTGACAAACTAAATGCACCACAGGCTCCACAAGCACCACAGGCCACATTTGAAATGGCGGATGGTATTGCACTAGAATGCTGGGGTGATGATGACACGGGTTATGAACTGCGTCGTAGTGACAAGACGTTGCCCAGTCGCTTCAAGAACTTGGATGATGCTGGCATGGCAGTTCGACTGTATCAAGCCCGCAAACAACGGCAACAGCGTCCTGAGCAGGACTTGAGCCAAGATTACATAGAAGAACGATAATCATGATCATCAACGATTTATTCAATAACAATGCACTTGCTCTAACAGAAGGCGAAGTGGTGCCATTCAAACGAGCCGCAGTGTCCTGGCAAAAACTACCTAAAGATGTTTTGTCATTGGCCAATGATTGGTTCTGGGCCGACTTTGAAGGTGGTGGACTACAGGCCACCATGGATCCCAAAGGTCTTGGCAGCGGGTTCGCAAACCAACAAAAATACCTAGGTGCTCAACTGCAACAACGAGGCTGGGCCATTGACATTGATGATGAATATGAAAACATTGTGTTGAAGAATCAGCAAGGTCAAACAGTTTTGCTGCCTATTGAGGACGCACAAGACTTCACAGGTTGGGCACAGGACACCAATCCTGTGTCAGAGCAAGGCATGGCGGAAAACATGTCTGATGACATGGCGGCCATGGCACAGAAAAAGTTCCCCACGGCTTACATCAGCAAAGACGGTGAGGAAGTGCAAAAGCCAAAGAATTGGGGCAAGCGGTACACACCTCCCGCTGCTGCACCTGCGGACTTGAAAAAACAACAACGTGACTTGACTGCAAAGTATCCCAACATTGACGAATTGGTTCGCAGAGCAGAACTCAACAGAGATCCCAACTACGAACGTGCAGATGGTCAGGCCTACTATGCTGCTCGTGATGCTGAACAGAAATATCAGAAACTCCGACAAATACAACGTGTGATTCAAGGCTTGAATGAATCACTGCAAAGAACTCAGCCTTAGGACCGAGTCGGTATCCCCGACCGAAGTAAACGGATTCGCTACCTTTTTACTTAAACAGGGGATTTATCTCTTGACAACATGAATTTCTGTGTTATACTAGCATTTTAGGAGTATAACATGGATAACAAAACATTCAACGGCGATCAAAAATTGAAACTGACTCAGATCATCAATGAAGGTATGGCCGTGATGCACGAGATTGATACCTTGCAAGGCGGCTTGACCGATACCATCAAGGCCATTGCAGAAGAGTTGGAAATCAAACCGGCTGTGTTGAAAAAAGCCATTAGAGTGGCACACAAGGCCGAGTTTGGCAAGACCAAACAAGATCAAGAACTGTTGGAAACAATTCTTGAAACTGTGGGCAAGACATTATAAATATTGCTTTCAACAGCAACGAGTCGTTCACGTCACGAACATGTAGCAAGGCTATACCGGCCACAAACGGAGACAAATGAGTTATATTGACGCACTATTTGATCGTGAGCACGATCGTATTCATGTTGTAGAACGCCGAGACGGCAAACGGCAGTACAAGGAATATCCTGCCAATTATGTTTTCTATTACGACGACCCCCGGGGCAAGTTCCAAAGCATCTACGGCACACCAGTGTCAAGATTCAGCACACGCAACAACAAAGAGTTCCGCAGAGAAGTCCGCATGCATAGTGGCAAGCAACTTTATGAATCGGATATCAATCCCATCTTCCGGTGTCTCGAAGAGAACTACAAGGATCAAGATGCTCCAGAGATTCACACAGCCTTTTTTGACATTGAAGTAGACTTTGACAAGGTTCGTGGGTTCTCACCTGTGGAGGATCCGTTCAATGCTATCACTGCCATATCAGTGTATTTGAATTGGTTGGATCAACTAGTCACACTAGCGGTACCACCCAAGCACTTAAGCATGGCCACTGCACAAGAAATGGTCGCAGAGTTTGAAAACACCATATTGTTTGACAACGAAGCAGACATGTTGAAAATGTTCTTGGACCTGATTGATGACGCTGACGTACTCAGTGGCTGGAACTCAGAAGGCTATGACATACCCTACACCATTAACCGCATCACCAGAGTGCTGAGCAAGGATGATACACGCAAGTTTTGTTTGTGGGGACAGTTTCCCAAGAAGCGTGTGTTCGAACGCTTTGGCGCTGAGAATGAAACCTACGATTTGGTGGGTCGTGTGCATATGGACTATATGCAACTGTATCGCAAGTACACATATGAAGAACGCCATAGTTACAGCCTGGATGCCATTGCCGAATACGAACTGGGCGAGCGCAAGACGCAGTTTGAAGGCACACTGGATCAACTGTATAACCAACACTTCACAACGTTTATTCGATACAACAGGCAGGATACTGCACTATTAGACAAACTAGATAAAAAGTTACGCTTCTTGGAACTGGCCAGCGAACTGGCACATGCCAACACTGTGCTGTTACAGACCACCATGGGTGCTGTGGCAGTAACCGAACAAGCCATCATCAACGAAGCACATGAACGTGGAATGGTTGTGCCCAATCGCAAGCAACGCAACGACTCAGCAGACAATCAAGCCGCCGGTGCCTATGTGGCATACCCGCGCAAGGGCTTGCATGAGTGGGTAGGTTCAGTTGACATCAATTCATTGTATCCGTCAGCAATTCGTGCCATGAACATGGGACCAGAAACCATTGTGGGGCAACTGCGTCAGACTCAGACCAATCAGTACATTCGAGAACAAATGGCCCAGAACGGGGGCAAGTTTGCCGAAGCCTGGGAGGGCTTGTTTGCTGCCTTGGAATATACTTCGGTGATGAACAACGAGATTGGTACAGAGATCACCATTGACTGGGAGTCAGGCGAGGAGACCACACACAGCGCCGCAGAAGTTTGGAGTCTGATCTTTGATTCAAACCAGCCTTGGATACTCACAGCCAATGGTACAATCCTGAGTTACGAAAAGAAAGGTATCATTCCCGGCTTGTTGGAACGTTGGTATAGTGAACGCAAAGAGATGCAGGCCAAGAAAAAGACCGCAACAGACGCCAAGGAAGTTGCGTTCTGGGACAAGCGACAACTGGTCAAGAAAATTAACTTGAATTCATTGTATGGTGCTATTTTAAATCCTGGCTGCAGATTCTTTGACAAACGCATTGGACAGAGCACCACACTCACAGGACGTAGCATTGCCAAACACATGGATGCATACTTGAATGAATGTATCACTGGTGAATATGATCACGTGGGTGAGGCTGTTATCTATGGTGACACAGACTCCTGCTACTTCTCAGCATGGCCTGTATTGAAGAAAGAAGTAGAAGAAGGCCGTATGGCTTGGTCAAAAGAAATTTGTATCCAGTTATACGACAGCTTGGCAGACCAAGTCAATGAATCATTCCCAGGATTCATGGAACGTGCATTCCACTGCCCTAGAGACATGGGCGAGTTGATCAAAGCAGGCCGTGAAACAGTGGCGGACCGTGGATTGTTTATCACAAAGAAACGCTATGCAGTCAATGCCATTGACATTGAAAACGTGCGACTAGACGTCAACGGTCGGATTGGCAAAACCAAGGCCACTGGCCTGGACTTGAAACGTTCAGATACCCCCAAAGTTATTCAAGACTTCTTGCTAGAAATTCTAAATAAACTGCTGGCCGGTGCACAAAAGGACGAGTTGGTGGAACACATTCGCGCATTCAAGTACCAATTCATGGAACGTCCAGGTTGGGAAAAAGGATCACCCAAGCGGGTGAACAACTTGACCAATTATGCTGCTGAAGAAGTCAAGGCAGGCAAAGCCAACATGCCCGGGCATGTACGTGCTGCATTGAACTGGAACAACTTGCGAAGAATGAATTCAGACAACTACAGTATGCAAATCGTCGACGGCATGAAGACCATTGTGTGCAAACTCAAAAGCAACGCCCTAGGTTGGACATCAATTGGCTATCCCACAGACGAACAACGCTTGCCCACTTGGTTTACTGAATTGCCATTTGACAATGACGCCATGGAAGCCACTGTGGTAGACAAAAAAGTTGACAACTTGTTGGGTGTGTTGAACTGGGACTTGGCTTCGGCCACCAACACAGAAAATACATTTACTGCACTGTTCTCATTCGAATGAAACTCAGCGAACTTGTTGGCTACTTGAACTTGTTGGACAGTGTGAATCTCACAGCTGAACATGATCCATTGGCCAAAAAATTTTATGAAATCAATCACGTGGTGGCCAACCATGCAGTGCAAATCAGCGAACGCAGTCAGGCATTTTGTCACACTGTGGACCAAATCTCACAGCAATTTGTTCATGCACAACAGTCGTTGGATGAGTTGCGTTTGGCAGTGTGCGATCAAATTGCCACAGCAGAGATAGCACAGTATCAAACCAGCCAGTTGTTGTACGAACAAGAAATGATATTCGAAACCACAGACTACATTCTATCACGGCGCATGACCATTGATGCTGACAGTGCTATGACGTTGAAAGGTCGGGTGCTGCGATACACCGACTGGCGCACACCCGGAATGATTTTGCGACCAGCACAGGAAAAATTCATCGAAGATCTTGTGCCACTGGATCCTTTGTATCTAGTGGATCAACACAGTGATTTGTTGCAGCCTGCCATTGATGCTTTTAATCCGGGCTATCAGCGCAGACTACGACCCTACGTGATCAATGACTATGCTAACGATGACCCGTTGTGGCAACTGCCACGCGGTCAGTTTGGCTTTGTGTTGGCCTACAACTACTTCAACTACAAGCCCATTGCTGTGATGTGCAGATATCTGACCAGCTTGTTTGAGTGCCTGCGACCCGGTGGTGTGGCAATCTTTACTTTCAATGACTGCGACTGGGCGCATGGCGTGGCTTTGGCCGAAAGTAGTTTGATGACCTACACACCCGGCAAGATGATCCGGCAGCATTGCCACACCACCGGGTTTGAAATCACACACTATCAACGTGCCACAGGCAATGTGTGCTGGATGGAAATACGCCGACCTGGCGAAATTGAATCAATTAGAGGCGGCCAGAGCCTGGCCAAAATAGTTGCTAATCAATAAAAAAATCTATATAATCATACAACATAGGAGTATACATGAGAGATTATCTTAAAGACTTGGTAGAACACACACACGATCTTGGCTGCATTGACTTGATCAAAATCACCGGCGACGACAAAGGCACAGCCATTGTGGGCGTGGCAGAAGATTTGTCAGTAGTGTTGGAAGGCGAATTCAAAAATCCACACCCAGATTTTGTCGGCACGTTTGGCATGCCCAACTTGAACAAACTAAAAATCTTGTTGAACTTGCCGGAGTACCGAGAAAACGCCAAACTTGCGTTGACCAAGAAAGCCACTAGTGAACCCGACGGTATTGAATTTGAAAATGCCACCGGCGACTTTCGCAACACATATCGCTTTATGTCAGCCAACGTGGTCAATGACAAACTCAAAACGCCCAAGTTCAAAGGTGTAACATGGCACATTGAGTTTGAACCCACTGTGGCTGCCATCCAGAAACTGCGCATGCAGGCACAGGCCAATGCTGAAGAACCCAACTTTCAAGCCAAGACCGAAAACGGCGATTTGAAGTTTTTCTTTGGTGATCATTCAACACACGCAGGCAACTTTGTGTTCCACTCAGGAGTGAATGGTCAATTGAAACGTGCTTGGTCTTGGCCGGCCCAACAGTTCATGGCCATCATGGCCTTGACTGGGGACAAAACTATCCGCATCAGCGATGATGGTGCTGCCAAGATCACAGTAGATTCGGGTGTGGCTGTTTACAACTACATTTTACCAGCACAAAGCAAGTGAGCCAAGACAATTTAACTGCCAAGCAGAATGACTATGCTGTGTTCTTGCCGGCAATTTCTGGCTTCTATGCCACGTTTGTGGGCAAGCAACGCAACGAGCCATATGTGGATCCTGCAAGGTTTCCACAGGGCTTGACTGACATGGAACAAATGAATTGGCTCAACAGCCAGAAAGCATTGTTTCCGTACAAATGGTCATTGTACTCAGGTGGGCATGCCAATTTGGATTTGACCAAACAGGACTGGTCAGAGGACATGGTTCGCAATCGTGAACCAGGCACCATACTGCTAGGAGACTCAGGTGGATTCCAGATTGCCAAGGGCGTGTGGGAAGGCGACTGGCGTGCTAACTCAGGTTGTGTTAAGGCACAGAAAAAACGCGAACAGGCCTTGACATGGCTGGATGGCATGGCTGATTATGCCATGACTCTTGATATCCCAAGTTTTGTTATCAATGAAAAGAATGGGTGGAAATCAGGAATTAAAACTTTAGATGAAGCAGTTAAAGCAACACACTACAACAACGAATACTTTATGAAACATCGTCGAGGTGTTAAAAATGGTGGTGCTAAGTTTTTGAATGTGTTGCAAGGTGGTAATCACACTCATGCAGAAGAGTGGTACCAAATGATGAAAGACTACTGCGATCCTGTAAAATACCCAGACACACATTTTAATGGTTGGGCCATGGGCGGTCAGAACATGTGTGATGTGCATTTGGTACTGAAACGTCTGGTGGCCTTGCGTTATGATAATTTGTTGCAACCAGGTGTGCATGATTGGATGCACTTCTTGGGCACATCAAAGTTGGAATGGGCTGTGCTACTCACCGTGATTCAAAGAGCAGTTAGAAAATACGTTAACCCGGAATTTACTATCTCCTTTGATTGTGCCAGCCCATTCCTCGCCACTGCCAATGGTCAGGTGTATCATCACATTGATTTGCCACACAACGGTAAATGGACTTATCGCATGAGTCCCATTGTGGATGATAAGAAATATGCCAATGACACAAGATCCTATGGAACGGCTGCTGTACAAGAAGGATGGGTCAAACACTTTGATGAGTCACCTATTAGTAAAAATCTAATGTTAAAAGACATTTGTATCTATGCGCCCGGTGATGTAAACAAAAATGGCAAGGAAGGCAAAACATCCTGGGATTCGTTCTCCTATGCCTTGCTCATGGGACACAATGTTTGGACTCATTTAGAGTCAGTGCAACGTGCCAACAGAGAGTTTGATGCTGGTCGTTGGCCTAGAATGATGTGGAACGAAAATGGCGATCATGCCAAATTTGCCGACATTGTGGAGGCAATATTTGCCGCTCCCACACGTGAAGAGTCAGAAGCCATTATTGAACACTATGACCGGTACTGGATGGACATTGTGGGCACACGTGGATTTAGAGGCAAGAAAGCCAAAAATTCCACTACCATGTATAATGCTTTGTTTGTCACAGAAGATAATGAATCAGCCGCTGAGGAGGATTTAGACAGTGACAAATTGGACAATTTGGCCTCTGCCTTGTAATACTTTTGTTTTAACAATATGGTTGACCCAAAACTGTTCTTGTGTTATAGTGTATGTATTGTAACAAATTAGGACTAATGTGGCTAAAGGTATTCCTAAAGATCAAGTTGATCATTTTTTACGTAACTGCGTTACCGCACAATTCTTGATTGACGACTTGCGTACAGTATCTGATTATGTTGGATGTAGCACTGTTGAAGAAATGGAAAACTATTATTGGTTTCGACAACATTTCAATGGCGGTTTTACTTTAGCAAAACAATATGCATCAGGTCGCGGCGGCGGCAACGAAACAGAGTCTAATTTAGGTTATAATATACGGAGCACGGTGCAAGATACTGGGCTAGGACTTGGCGATAAAAGTGATGGGTGGGGAGTTGACTTATGGAGTCAGCGTGTTGCAAATGTATTAAAACTGAATAACAATGACCAGTTTACATTTAGTAAAAAAGCACAATACCCTATGCGAGGCGAACATGTTGAGCAGGCGCATGATTTAAGAAATGTAGTTCGAGAACAAGCACTCGTAACCAATCTTTTTGGATCATTACAAGAGACTGCTGAATATTTTGCAATCAATCATTTGTTTGCAGTTATTATGGTATCAGAAGATCGTAAGTCGGGCACTCAAACCAAGGCAGGAGATCATTCATATCGACAACCTTTCCGTCGTTATGTAAAAGCAGGTACTTCTATTTTAATGGACACCGGAGTCACAGGACCTGACTCAACATTGAATGTTACACACTATACCACTGCCCAAATTATTGATGTTCGTACGTCAAACCCACGATGGAAAAATTTACTTGACGGCATAAAGAATCATTCAGGGTTTGATTCTGATTATCTTCAAGATAGACGTGATAATTTTCATGCAGATAACGCTGGTAAAAAATCAGATCGTGCCTCAAGTTTCTATCCGAGGTTGACAGACCAGAATCTGAAGATCATTGAGCGCAATGACCCTATTGAATTGTGCCGTGAGTTCTACACTTGGAAGATTAAATGAGCAAATAGTTCTTGCTTTCTCACTCACAGTCCTGTATACTGTTAAATAGGTATACAGGATTTTTTTATAAGGCAACACAACAATATGGCACAATTATTCAACATCAACAATAAAAAACTAGTAACCAATCGCATAGGCAGACAATATTGGATTTGGGACAATGACAAATTATATGAACAACGCATGGCCCGAGAGAATGGTCCTTATCAGGCTCGCAACCTGGTGATGAATCGCCGCTTGTTACCCAATGCAAGAACAGTGATAGACATTGGTGGTAACATTGGTATGAATGCCATTGAATACGCCACATGGTGTCAACATGTAAAAACTTTTGAGCCCATGCAGTCCAGCATGGAACTGATGAAACTCAATGTAGACATTGCTAAAAATGCCCAACTCCGAGGTCGCTATTGGGACAGCAAACTACAACAGGTAAGACACCAACCCGACCGTCCTGATGGTTGGTTCAAATTTCCAGATGGCACATTTGCCAGTCTTGATTTGGTAGGCAACATTGAATTTTTTGAATATGCACTGGGAAGAACTCCTGGTACAATTACCATGGAACAAAAAACCAATGAGTGTAGTCGTGGTGATGCTGTGCTACTTGATGGCAAAACCACTAACAATCCCACACAGACTGCAGATCAACGCACTCTTGACAGTTTTGGTTTTGAAGATGTTGATCTTATCAAGATTGATATTGAAGGATCTGAGCTGTTTGCATTAGAAGGTGCCACACAAACCATTGCCAAATATCAGCCTGTGGTTCAAGTTGAACTACGAGATACTCATTGCAAACGGTTTGGCTATACCTGCGATGACATTATTAATCTTATGATGGGCCTAGGTGATTATGTGATGTGCGACTTCAACGGCAATGACCTGGGCAAAAGTTACACCAAAGTATCAGGCGTAATGGATAGATTTTTTGTGCCTAGATCAATTTTTGATGCCACGGAATTTAAAAACAAAAAAGTACATCCAGGTATGAAGAAAACTTCTACCAAAAAAGAAAACAAAAAAAATATCAACAATTTATTTGAATTTGTTTAAGGACCAATATGAATAGAGCGGGACATGAGGGCGTTGACTTCTTTACCGGAACTGAAGTAGAACGCACACCAGCATTTGGAAAAACTACATTGTTTGTGGTAGGCTTACAGCCCATTGATAACATTGCTGCCAAAATGGCAGATTGTGAGCATATCTTTTTTGGTGCCAATCACAGTTTCAATCCTCAGTCTCCTGAAGAGTGGCGCAAGTGGGAAAGTATGATCACGTACTTTTTGCTACGTGGTTATCTTTGCACACTGGACATTCCAATTGGGGCAGTGGAAGAATTCAATGATGGATCGCTATGTGACTACCGCAACTTTATTCCGCAGATTCGAGTAAGTGTACCGTATACAAAACTGTGGAATTATAATACAATGTTAAAAATAGATGACAAGGACTTTGACGCTACCAATCCCGGCGTCTGGTGCCACAGTCTACACAGCCTAATGAGCCGTGAGACATTTACTTCATGGGATGATTACAAAGGTGATAATAAATTATGAAATGGCTTGACAACTGGATATTGCAACGTGCCAAACGCATTAGAAATCGCAATGAAACAATATCATCAATAGATAGATTACAAACTGGTATTTCTATAAGTGAAGATCGGCCCAGCATTGGCAGCAGCCGACACAGAATGAACTTTGTTGTGTATCGTGCCAATGGCGGTGTACTGGTAGAGATCAACAGATACGACGAACGCAAAGACCAACATCACTGCGAACTGCACATTGTACATCCAGATGAAAATCTTGGTGATGCCTTGGGCAAGATTGTAACATTTGAAAGTTTGAAATCATGAACCAAGAACAACGTGAAGTGGTAGACCGAGTAATGCAACATGCACAAAGAAAAATTTGGGTCACGTTTCAAAAAGAAGGCATGCACAGATATCCTGCGGCTGCCACAGATCCCGCACTGGCCACAGGTGATGAATATGATGTTTCGTTTCTTGCTAATCCTCATCGTCACATCTTTCATTTCCGGGTGTGGGCTGATGTTGTACACAATGATCGCGACATTGAATTCATCCAATTCAAACGCTGGCTGGAAAACCTCTACCGAGACAACACCCTTCAACTAGACTACAAAAGTTGTGAGATGATGGCAGACGACCTATATATACAAATAGCAAGTCGCTATCCCAACCGAGCAGTGTGGATCGAAGTCTCTGAAGACGGAGAAAACGGTGCCCTGATCCGATACGAAATCACTAGACCTCTCAACAACATTGTCATCTAAGGAGAACAACATGGCAAGACCCACATTCAAACCCAACCCCAAAGTTACAGAGATTTTTGAAGACTTAGAAATATTCCAAGAGTTCTGTCAGGACTATGGATACCGCTATAACGAAGCGGATCTATACAATTTTAAAACTTATGCCTGGCAGCAGTTCAGCAAGTGGCATGCTGGCAAGTATGCCAAGAACATGTGGGATGAGGACACTCGTCGCTTTGCAGGCCACCGCACATGAGAAAGCATAGACTCCATCTATTGGTAGGCGATACTGGCACTTATCTTAGTAAATATGCATTGCAAAATGATTCAACTGCATATTTAATAACCCAGGAAAATGTATCAGACCCTCATGTCAATACTGTGTATACCAGTCTGGGGGACTTAGACGGAGTACAATCTTTTTTTCGGTTATTGATGTCTGCAACAGAAATAACTTACTTTCCACCAACTAACTGGAGTGATGGAAAAACAACTGAGGATCGATATTCATTGGCTTGGCTTACTGAACATTACCTTGGCATAGCAGCAAATCTAAATAATATTAAAATAAATGAAGTATTATCTGTTCCGATACATTTATCAGTCGAAGAACAGAGAAAAAGTAATGCTACTCAGTTATGGGTTGCTGGATGTAGTACTACTTTTGGAGCAGGGGTCGCTATTCATGAAAGATATGCCAATCTTTTATCTAACAAGTTAAATCTTCCTGTTAGTGTACTAGCTTATCCCGGAGCTTCAGTTTTATGGTCGGCTAGTCAAATTCTTCGATCTGACATACAAAAGGATGATGTTGTTGTATTTGGTGTAAGTACTTACCATAGAATTACTATGTTTAATTGCAAAAAAGTTTATCATGTGTATACCAAAAATTTAAAAGAAAATAGTGATAAATTTCCAGAATTGAATATTTTACAATTTGATTCTGATACTAGAATTTACGAGTGCATATCAGCAATAGAACAAGTCATTAATTTTTGTAACAAGGTCGGCGCAAAATTAATATTAGTCGGAATTCATGCTAATATAGAATTATCGTTGGCTATGTCAAAATATAAAAATTTTGTTTTTTATCATGGTAAATTTGGCACAGACTTTCAAGACGGGTGGCACGATCTTGGAAACGACAAACTGCATCCTGGACCAGAAACGCATAAAATATATGCTAATTTGGTTATTTCCAAGATAAATGAACTAGGTTTTATTAATTAATCTGTTATAATAGATGTTTAAGGAACATTAAATGAGAAAGCTGTACTACATGGGCTTGGAGTCGTATGAAGCAAGATACACTCTACAACTAACTGAATGGAATCGGCGTGTGTTTGAACGCCGTGGCCTGGATGTGGTCTACGTGCCCGGTACCACTATTGACAACACACAAAGCATCAGTGTTGGGCAAGTGCTGGATGCACATGGTCGCAGTTACTTTAGCATGAGCCAAATGATGAACTTGGTTCAGCTGATGAAGAATGGTGAAGTCACTGCGGAAG